GTCACATTTCCACCAAAGCGGTAGTAACCCATATAGCCGAAAGCATCTTCATCAGCATATCTTTCAGTCAACACACGAACACTAACCTGTTTACGCACAACAAGCGTGTACCACTGTTTCCAGTTCGCAAAAGCAATAGGGAATTTACCAGAGGCAACAGCAGGCATATCAACCATTTCCTGATATGGATATTCCAAGAGCTTCCCTGGTAAGTCACCGCCCATTGGTCCCCATAGTGGGCGTCCAACGGCATCAGTGAGTTTTCTCATATCTCCCAATGTCTCGGTGGTGAAGGCCCATGATGCGCCTTTGCGGTACGCTGGTTTCAACGCGTGTACAAGATCCACTAAGTCGGCATAGCCAAAGCCACCAGTTGCTGAGGAGAGGATATAGCCAGTAGCGCCACCACTGCCAGAATAGACCGTGCTTACAATGTCAGAGTCTTGTAGGAAACCGACGCACTGGTTAGCACCTGCACCGTTCCCATTGGCAATCTCATAGCCTTCGAGTTTTGCAAACTGCTCTGCAAACTCGGCCATGATGAAGCTTGGCAAATCAAGCTCACTATCATCCAAGTCCTGAGTGCTTATTTTGGTCAGAGCGTATGCCGCATAGGGCTGAACCTGTACCATGCCAAATTTGGGAGTCTGTGTCTCGACACGTGTTGCCTGTTCCGGCGTACGGCTTGCAGATCCTGTCTGAATTCTCTTGCGGATCATCACCCAGGGATTTGCGGTCATTCTGACGTTGACTAGGCTGTGAAAGTCTGAGATCTGCACAACGGCTTTGATCAGCTCGTCGGCAACCTCTGGAGTGGCAAGAAATCCGCCTGTGGTAGCATCAGAACCGAACATCGTTTTGTGCTCAGTGAGCTGTCCATGTCCAACCTTTTCTTGATTGGCAAGTTGATTATCATGCGGAACGAGCTTCTTTTCCTCTGGGGAAAGTGTCCCCCATCCGTGCCTCAAAGCCTTGGTGAACGCCTCTCGGCTGGCCTTCTTCTTTTCCTCCGGAGAGTCCAGGCCAGCGACTGCACCAGGACGATTTACAATGGCCTTGAGCGCCTTTAGCTCTGCCTCTTGCCTCTGGATATCCTGCTCCATGCGCTCAACGTATTGCCGCGTCTCTCCACTCATTTTGCTCTTGACTTCGTTTAGCTCCGTTCTAATCGGACCCACCTCTTCATCAAGCACCTGAGTGAGTAGGTGAGCAACACTAGCGTTCTTTTCTGCTAGATTTTGTAATGCTCCCATTTTCTATTATTTCCCTTTATACTAATGTTTCAACTCATGAAATTGATGAATTCTGTGATGGCGTCATCCTCCACAGTGCTCTTTTGAAGCGGCTGTAATCTTTGGCGTGAGAGTGCTGGTGATAGCGGCTCTCGGCGCTTTAGTCGGGATTTTCCATAGCTGTCATCATCATCATCATTTCCGTAGGCATCTCCCTGGCCTTCCTCTTTCCAGAGCAGGGTGAGATCGCTGACTTTCTGCTGCATGGTCTTCACGTGGTCACCGATGGCTTTAAGTGAAGATTTCATGTCTTGCTGATGTGCCTCTAATGTGCCTTGTGTTGCTTGGCTAATCGTTGCACCGACCTTGCCATCAGGACGTTTTGCACGAGACATCCAGCCATAACTACTCGAGCCATTATGGAATGTGTCTTCGGCAGGATTGTAGCCAGAGTCGTTGTCAGAAAGATATTGGCTAAGACCACACTCCACTGCCTGCGCTACGAACTTGCTCAAGACAAGCTCTTTGAATGCATCTAGCGCGTCGGATACATCTTGCTCAGGCTGATCTCCGATGGTGAAAGCATCGAAAATAGCGGCGGTTAGGGCACACACGTACACATCTTGCCAGTCCTTGACGAGATCTTCTGCTTGTTCCTCATTGAAATGATCGAGAAGTGTTTTTGTTTGTGGATTCATATTTCTCCTTTTGCCATCATCTTTCCAGGGAGCGACTAGCGGCGTGTCTTTCGGATATTTTTTGTTGATATTCGCATAAAGCGTCTCGACTTTTTTTTGCATGCCTGCTAGGTCCTCTCCAGGGTCCGCGCCTCTTGCTCCTGAAAGTACTCCAGCACAAGCCTTTACGCCTCCAACATTGATTACTGGTTTGTTGTCTTCAATATCGCAAAATGCATAGCCATAGGACGTAATTTTATCTTCATCACCATCACACTGCAAATGAACCTGCTTCATTTTTGCAGGATCGATTGATCCATCATCCTTTGTTGCCCATGTGACAATCTGATTGTGAGCTGCAGCACCATCCCACGAGGCATCACGAGGCCCGATAGGAAGTGACGTATCGCCGCATACAGACTTTTTTTGATAAGCCATGCTCTTTACCCCTGTTGCTGATACAAGCGCTTCTGGATTTGCAGCAAATAGCATTGTAACCCCTGATATCTCGATTAACTGTATTTCCCTCAGATGCCGTATGCCTTGCTTATCATAATCCCATTTGACCGCAATATATCCGATACTCAACTCATCTATGTATCCTGCCTTAAACCCGCTAAATACCATTGTCGCGATAGGGTTGTTCGGATAGCCTGCCGCGTTCGTCGAGATATCGTATTTCATCGTGACTTCAAGGCCATCGGGTGTTTCCTGACCACTGATCACGCCTCCGGTCGGCTGTTCAGGGTTGTGCATCCATAAAGTCGCATACATGAACCGCCGTCCGTTCTGCATACGCTGCTTTGCTTCCATGAGCGTCTTTGTGTATGCCCCTGGCTCGACTGTATCCTTTTGCAAGTCGATATTCTGCGTAGGAGAAGCAAGACCGATTACGATACCTTGGTCCTGATCTACGCTCTTGACCAGAAATGAGACGGTCTTATACTCTACCTGCTTGCCTTTGATTTGATATGTCGGGAACTGATGAGTCGTCATATTGCCACCGCCCTCATAAATTGCTTCATATTCTTAAAATTTCTCGGCAACACAACCACCTTTTCATCTCCCAGCTCATCAGCATTATTCTTCCCATCTTTCACTCGTTCATAGTATTGAGTGCAACGGCATGAAATCGTATTTGACGCGCTCCCATCAGGATCTCCAGGATACATAAGCTTTTCACCCCCAACCTCAAACGGCTCATTCATTCCTACTCTCTGTCCATCAGCCTCTGCATGAGCAGGTCTTGTTCTGTCGTCCTCAGTTGCTAGCCAGACTTTATTGAGTGCTAAACCGCTTCCCTCTGCACTTGTCTGAGATGCCCAATTTGAACTTGATACTACTTCACTACGTGCAATTACGGTACTGCGATTAGGAATAATATCTTGGAGATAGAGCTGATCAATTCTCTTTGCGATCTGAGGGATGCTTTCGCCAGCCTCTACACCATCTGCGAGCGATTGGCGTAGTTGTGTACGTGTCGTATCGTTGATCTGCTTTACCTTTGTCGATGATAGATTAAGGAGCCATGATATTATTTTAGATGTAAATATGCTGAAGAACCCTTTTGTTTGATAGTGTGGATTATATACTTTCTCAGCCTCTTGCAGTCGTTTTATTGTGCTTTCACTGAAATCTTTCGCAACGTCGTACCAGATGTCATAGACGACCTGCTTCAGCGTGTCTTCCTGACTAGATATCGTCTTGTCTATGGCCCCCTCTACCTGCTGCTGTGTGCTGCATGCCTCAAGAGCTTTTGACATGGCCTTTTGTTCACTCTTGAAATACGTCTGCATGCGCTGCTCTACTTCGCTCTCCCAGGTTGAGCGTTGCTCTTCAAGCTTTGCCATGTATGCAGATTTTTCTTCTTTGGTCGAGAGATTGAGTATCTTGACCTCTTGCCTGGTCTGAGATGGCAATAAGTGCTTGCCATCATCAGGAGCGCTATCAGGATTGTCAGTCTCAGGCGGCTCCTCTGTTACGGTTGTGGTGGATGCGGGCAATTGAGGCTGTCCAGGATGCGGCATGAACGGCGTTGGCGCTGGCGTTGGTGCCCCCGCTTTTTCAAGGCAGGCTTGTGCGTATGCTTCAAGGTCCTCCTCGCGTACAAGTGTCGTCGGACCGAGCTTGTACACATCAAGATAGATGCTTTTCTTCGGCTCCATTCCTTGCACTTCTTGCAGGTAACGCAAGCTACAGCCGCCATTGTTGTACAGATTTAGCGCACGCTCTGCAAAGGCCTGCTCTACAGATGTGTAAAGCTCTGCTAGCACTTCAATATCTCGCTTATCATAGGAGAGATACGCTACTGGATTGCCTTTGCGGTCGCAGAGGTCAGGGAACATCGGTATAAGCCAGATATTCGTGTGGTCTACCATGCGGTATAGCTTTGGCAGCACATTTTCAGTAAATAATGATTGCTTTGCCTCTTTGAGATTAGCGTAGGTCTGGCCTTGCTGATCACCAACAAGGATCGGAGGTACGTCAAGAATAGCCGCAATTTCACGCCAATTGAAGCTGCGAGAGGCTAGCCAGTCCAGCTCCTTTGGAGGGATTGCCATATTCTGATAGCTCATGTCAGCCTCTAAGACAAGAGGCTTCCCGGCATTCGCCTTGCCAGAATATTTGCTCCGAAGCTCTTTCTTGATCTGATTGCGCTGCTCTGTGGTGAGGTATCCCTTGCTTGCAAACAGCCCTGATGGACGAGCGTCATTCTGCATCAATGCCACATTCCAATCGTTGCCAGCGTTCATCTGGTCAACAGTGCGCATTGCTACTTCAATTGGAGAAAGGCCATAGTGAGGCTTGTCGTCATAGCTCGTGAATTTTAGATGCATCAACTCATCAGGCTCGAAGTCCTGTACTCCAGGCGTTCCCCAGCCATAAACGTAGCCTTGGATATCGAGTTTCCCAGCAACCACTTTGATCATATTTGGATGGAGCGGCCACAGCTCCACGGGTGGATCTTTTGGATTAAGGCGATTAGCCCAAAGATAACAGTTGCCATCCATATGCCAGAAACCAAAGAGCTGTTCAATCATCTCAGCAGTGCCCATCCGAGGGTTGGGATGCTTCCA